GGGCACTTATTGCTGAATCAGACCAAAAAAATAAATACGGTTTACCATATTCAGTAGATACTATAGGAACTCAAATTATAGAAGCGCCAGACGCTGATAATTTTATTGCTTTTGATTCCTTAACGCAAAAAACTGTTGAAGGCTGGCTAGAAGCTATATTATCGAAAGTAAATGAAGAATCTGGAAAAAATATTTTAGATAATTTAAAAGCTAATTTAGACAAGCAACTTACAGAAAAAATTACACCTACAAGTGTAGTGCTGCAATTACCAAGCAGCGAATAATCAATTAATAATTAATTAAATTTTATACTATGGCAGAAAATGCAAAAATAACCGACGAGCAATTAAAAAAATTGCAAGAAAATATATCTAAATTAAATCAATATAATTTACAATTAGGCCAAATTGAAAGCCAAAAACATTTATTGCTTCATGAAACTGCAAATGTTCAAAAAGAATTAAATGAATATCAAAAAACATTGGAAGACGAATATGGCAAAATATCTATTAATATTCAAGATGGCACTTATGTAGTTATACCTAAAGAAAATGAATCTAATTAGAAAAATTAGTATTGGTCGAGATTATAAAAATGAAGCTATGCACTACTCCGTAGGCCAAGAGGTTTACGGAGGACATACTATTTGCGATATAATTGAAGAGGAAAATAAATATAGTATTTATATTAAAAAAAATAATGAAGTTTTACCGTGGAAAGATTTTAATAAAAATATGGCGGTTGCGGTAGAATATAATTTAGAATATTAATGCGAAGTATTTTTAGTTTTATTATTAAACCTAAAGAAGAAAGATATAATAATAAAAAACAATTAGGCGATAAAAACTTAATATTAAATACGCAGATTAGTAATCATGAGTACATAAGCAGGCATGCTATTGTTCTTGAAACGCCTTTATATGAAAAAACTAATATTCAAAAAGGTGATGAAGTTATTGTTCATCATAATGTATTTAGAAGATGGCATAATGTTAGAGGAAAAGAAAAAAATTCTCGCTCATACTTTGAAGAAAATAAATATTTTGCAAATTTAGATCAAATATTTTTATATAAAACAAAAACTAAATGGCAGGCTTTAAAAGGTTTTTGTTTTGTAAAACCTTTAATATCTAAAGATAAATTTAATATAGAAAAAGAAAAACCGTTTATAGGTGTTTTAAAATATGCGGATAAAACATTATTAAAAAACGGTATATGCGAAGGCGATCTTGTTGGCTTTCGTCCAGGCAGCGAATATGAGTTTATTATTAATAATGAACGTATGTATCGAGTACTTACTGCTTTAATAACAATTAAATATGACAATCAAGGAAAACAAGAAGAATATAATCCAAGCTGGATACAAAGCTGTTGAAGAATTAATTAAAGTAGCAGAAGAAAAAATTATTACTAATACAGAAGAAGATGTTGCGGCTGACCGTTTAAAAAATGCTGCAGCTACAAAAAAATTAGCAATATTTGATGCTTTTGAAATATTAAATAAAATAGAAGAAGAAAAAGCACTAATAGAAAATAAACCTTTAGATAATAAAAAACAAGCATATAAAGGATTTGCCGAAAGGAGAGCTAAATAATGTATAATCAAACATTATATAAAATTATAAGTCCTGTAAAATTAAACAAAATAAAACGTTTAAATAAATTAAAAAAATGGGAATATGGTTATAATAAAGAAGAAGATATTATAATTATTAGCAAAACAGGACAAATAGGTGATATATATGAAATACAAAATTTAAAAATAGCTTTACCTCTTAAACCAGCAAAATTAATTAAAGGTGAAAATAAATGGATAAAAAAAGAATATCCAAAAGAATTAAACGCAATAAAAACAATCTTTGATTGGAAAACATATCCTGAAGATTTTAAATTAAAATGGGAACAGTATATAGATGAAGAATTTAAAAGAAGAGAAGAAGGTTTTTGGTTTTATAATAAAAACATTCCTACTTATATTACTGGTACCCATTATATGTACTTGCAGTGGGCCAAGATTGATGTTGGGGACCCAGAGTATCGGGAAGCAAACAGATTATTCTATATATTCTGGGAAGCTTGTAAATCCGACGTGCGATGCTACGGCATGTGCTATCTTAAAAACAGACGTTCAGGATTCTCTTTTATGGCCTCAAGTGAAACTGTCAATTTGGCAACAATATCATCTGACTCACGGTATGGGATATTGTCCAAATCAGGGGCTGATGCAAAGAAAATGTTTACCGATAAAGTGGTACCAATATCCGTCAACTATCCGTTTTTTTTCAAACCCATACAAGACGGTATGGACAGGCCGAAGACCGAGCTCGCATACAGGGTACCGGCCGGAAGACTCACAAGGAAGAAGCTCCTCAGTAATCAGAGGTCCGAGGAGCTCACAGGACTCGACACAACCATCGACTGGAAGAATACAGGCGACAACTCGTACGACGGTGAGAAACTCAAACTCCTCGTACACGACGAATCGGGAAAGTGGGAGAAGCCGGACAACATCCTCAACAACTGGCGCGTTACCAAAACAACACTAAGATTAGGCTCTAGAATAGTTGGTAAATGTATGATGGGGTCTACATCTAATTCTTTAGATAAAGGCGGTGAAAATTTTAAAAAACTATATAATGATTCTGATGTTACAAAACGAAATAGAAATGGACAAACCCGTTCGGGACTCTATTCTTTGTTCATTCCTATGGAATGGAACTACGAGGGATTCATTGATTCTTATGGAGTACCTGTATTCGAAACGCCTAGAAAAGAAGTTTTCGACTTTTATGGTGAAATCATACCGGTAGGAGTTATAGAACATTGGAACAATGAAGTTGAAGGCTTAAAAGGGGACCAAGATAGTTTAAATGAATTTTATAGACAGTTTCCGAGAACAGAAGAACATGCTTTTAGAGACGAAACTAAAAATAGTATTTTTAATTTATCTAAAATATACGATCAAATAGATTATAATGAAGATATAGAATCTTTAGCTGGAGTTACTATAGGTAGTTTTTCTTGGCAAAACGGAATTAAAGATACCAATGTTTTATTTAATCCTAGCCCCAATGGCAGATTTAAAATAACCTGGGTGCCCCCTGTAAATTTACAAAATCGCGTAATAGTAAAAAATGGTATTAAATACCCAGCTAATGAGCATATAGGCGCTTTTGGTTGCGATAGTTATGATATATCAGGCACTACAGACGGGCAAGGTTCAAAAGGAGCCCTTCATGGTTTAACTAAATTTAGTATGGAAAATGCTCCCGCTAATATGTTTTTTTTAGAATATATAGCTAGACCACAAACAGCAGAAATGTTTTTTGAAGATGTGCTTATGGCATTAGTTTTTTATGGAATGCCCCTACTGGCAGAAAATAATAAACCAAGATTGTTATATTATTTAAGAAGAAGAGGTTATAGAGGTTTTTCAATGAACCGCCCTGATAGAGCTAATAATAAACTATCCATTACAGAAAAAGAAATAGGAGGTATACCTAATTCATCTGAAGATGTAAGACAGGCGCACGCGGCGGCAATAGAATCATATATTGAAAATCATGTGGGATTATTAAATAACAATCAATATGGCACAATGTATTTTAATAATACTTTAAATGATTGGGCTAAATTTGATATAAATAAAAGAACAAAATTTGATGCAGCAATAAGCTCAGGCCTTGCTATTATGGCGTGTAATAAAAATTTATATTCGCCAAATCAAGAAAAAAAATCGTTAAGATTAAATTTGAGTATTGCTAAATATAAAAACGATGGAACACAATCAAAAATAATAGAAAATTATGGCTGAGTCAGTTGTAAGTAGTTATTTTCCTAGCCAAACAGTTAGTGATATTGAAAAAGCAAGTCCTGAATTTGGATTAAAAGTTGCTCGTGCAATAGAACAAGAATGGTTTGAAAGAGATTCAAGAACAAATAGGTTTTATGTAAATCAAAATACATATCATCAATTAAAATTATACGCAAGAGGAGAACAATCAATACAAAAGTATAAAGATGAATTATCAATAAATGGAGATTTAAGTTACTTAAACTTAGATTGGAAACCAGTACCAATTATACCTAAATTTGTGGATATTGTTGTAAACGGTATGGCACAAAGAACTTATGATATAAAAGCATATTCGCAAGACCCTTTCGGTGTCAAAGAAAGAACTCAATATATGGAAAATATATTATCTGATATGCGAACAAAAGAATTAGATGATTTTGCAAAACAAAATTTTGGTATTGATTTAAAACAATCTAATATAGAAGAATTACCTAAAAATGAAGAAGAACTTCAATTGCATATGCAGCTTAATTACAAGCAAGCCATTGAAATCGCGGAAGAAGAAGCTATAAATGTTGTATTAAATAAAAATAGATTTGAATTAATTAAAAAAGATATTTATTATGATTTAGCTGTTTTAGGTAT